AAATTCTGCAAAAAAGGCCTTTCAATTATTTTTTTTGAGCGTTAGAAATGCCTGTTGCTAAAGGTTTTAGCGGGAATAGTGCCAGATTTTTGTATATCCTATTTTAAAAATTCATTCGGCACAAAGCCAGTTTCCCCATTCATTGGCCCTGACTTTATTCTTATTTCTGAAGTAGATGAACCTCCATTAATCACCAGCACGGTAGTTCCTTGGTCTACCATAAAGCAATCTCCGGCAGCAACTTGCTTTGTAATCCCGTAGTCATCGCCTGCAATTCCAAACTCAATTGTCCTGTCAAGGATAGCCTTTGTCTTAGGAATAACAACCATCTTACTACTTGAGTACAATGATTTTGTTTGGCCAGATTCTGGCTTTGAGATATCCGCCGTTGTGGAACTTGGATTGTTACATATCAGCCAAAAGCCAAGCATAAGCAATACCAAGGCAGCAATTGGAACGATGTTTTTCATTTATGATGTGTTTCTGGTTACCTGCTTTTGATCTTTTTCTCTAGCTCATCCAGCAGCTTGCGAATCTTTGAAATGTCCGTGCTAATTGATTTAGCGTATGCTGGAGTAGGTTCGGCGGCTAATGCTTCAGTTAAGATCCCAAACAAAAAGTTTGGACTTAACTGATAATAATCCCAAGCAGCCTGGATATGATCTACAGTTATTCCCTTGTGCCCGTTTCTCAACCCAGAAAAGAACTGCATCTGATTCACTACACTGATGCCAACTCCCATATTCTCAAAGAATTTCTGCCGGTCGATCTCCTGATTCTTGACTTTATCATAGAAATGCCAGTAAAAGTTCCTTGAAGGAATATTCTTAAATCTATCTGGTTCAGTCCGTAACATCTTATTAAAAAAAATATACAATTATTTACACCAAACAATTTGGTTGATTCAAACAATTTGTTTTGGTTTGTACACGTAAACGAGCCGTAAAGAAGCCGCTAACAAGCCACGAACGAGCCGTTTACAGGACGAATATAAAAATTTAGATGAATACTTACTTCAAAAGGTTGCGTAAGCAACTTCCTTACCGGTACACATCAGCGATCAGCAATATGGCTGAGGGGATATCTCCAAGGCAGGTGAAGGGTGTTTTCTCTGGCGAGATCAGCAATATCAACACAGTAGAACGGGTTGTCAAAGCCGCCTTAAAGTTGAGCCACCAGTCAAGAAAAGTAAACCGCGATCTGCTGCGCAAGCTAAAAACCGCAACCGCTAAACCTTCAAAAAAAGCCGCATGAGCATAGTACTACCCATCCGCGAAAATCCAGGGCGACTGTTACTCCCCATGGTGCCAGACATCCAGATCGAAGACCGCTTTCGTTGGTCACAGGAAAAGCTGGTTGATGTCTTCTACATGAACAAGATCGTGGGCCGGGCCCGCCTGCACTACCGCATACCATTCCAGGCTAAGAATCTGAAGGAATCTCAGACCCTGATGGTTTACAACCGCCTGGTGCCATACGTCAAGAACCGATTCATCAAAGAACTCGGCGATGCCTTCACCCCTGAAAGCTGGCTGGTGTACATCCTGCTGAAATGGGAAGAGCGCGATCTAATTGCTTTCGAGCAAATAATGAAAGAGCACTGGGAAGGCATAGTAAACGAGAACCCCCAGCAACATCAAATGCAACTCGCCATCTAAAACCCCCTTATATGTTACAGATCATTATTCCATTTGCCTTAGTTATCTCTTACTTCTTGTACGAAAACATAGTGGTAAAAAACAAAAAGCCTAAGAAAAGCAAAACAGAATTCATGATTCACGTAGCCGAGATACGCGACATGATCAACCGCTGTGATAATGTACCCGAATGGTGGACACTTGACCAGGAGATTGACTGGCTGGAACAGACTTGGAAAAACAGAATTGATGACGCTCTGCTGCTTCAGGAATGCGGACGGCTGTACGACAAATGGTTCAAACGCAGGGATTTTATAACAGAACAAATTGCATAATCATGAAGAAAATTTTATTGATACTCATTGTAATAACGCTTGCATCCTGCTCAAAAAAAGATGATTGCATAGGTCCGGGGGAAGTGACCATTACTTCTAAGTCCATCATCGGTTGGTCAAACAATGTGCCGGTGATCATTGAGGTGAAAGGCCTGGATAATCCATATCATTTTTTCATAGAGCCGGTTTCAAAGAAAGAGCATAGGGTGGAAGGCTATGCACGGATAAGGGTGAGAACCCAGTGCAGCCCTTGGTCTGAGTGGTTTACGATCAATGATTAAGTTGGTGTTTTTCATAGTTAGCTAACGGGGTGACCTCTCAAGGTGTAGCCCCTTTTAAAAAAGGTTAGGCCACAGAAATACCCCGTACAGTTCTAACGAATTGTTTTTTGCCACGGAAGCGGCAGGTGGCGTGGGAAATACGCGGTGGCTTTTTATTCGGCACAGAGACGACGCCTAAAACGTAACTGGCCTGACAGCCCGGAAAGACGGGCACCTTGTGAGGTAGAGCAGCGGTAGCTCGGGTGGCTCATAACCACCAGGTCGGAGGTTCGATTCCTCCCCTCGCAACTGTTTTTGGTTATAAGTATTGAGTCACGGGGGCTTTTTTCTAATCGCTCCCTTTTTTATCCTTTCAACAAAATTGTATGAAAAAGAAAACCGTGCTGATCACCGTCATCAGCACCACAATCCATTCAAAAAAGTTATACATAGAAGCGCTTTCACGAAGATCCTGGGACAACCGGTACCTGATCGTAGTCCATACGCCCGATCCTGAGAGTGCCCGCGAATTCCTAAACCCTGGCCACGCCGAAGCTACCATCAAGAAGCTGGTGAACCACCACTCCCGGGAGTACCTGGTAGAGCAGATCACGGTAGCCGTGTCCAAGCGCCACATCATTATTGACGAAGACGAACTTACCTAACATGAATCCGGATATACAAAAGCAGCGAACTGAAGACGTTCAGCGCATGAAAGATGCCCTGTCAAAAAGCGCCAACCTGCGCAACCTGGCACTCGAGGATCTGGAGGCACAGAAAGCCCTGGTGAACGGGATCAAGAAAATGCAACCAGGCGAAGTGATAGATCAAGCCCAGCAGCTGGAAAACATCATCCTCCCCAGGGTGCTGGCCAAGCACGGCCCCGAATCCACAGAATACAAGTTTTGGAAAGGCGTGCTGGATTCGCTGAACTGGCTGCTGCACATCACTGACTATTCGATCCGGCTGGAAGAGCGGATCATCAGGCACCGCCACAACCTGGACTACTACAAAAATCTGACGGTGCGCCTGGAAAGGGAGCTGGAGCACTATACCACCGTTGACCGCGTAATGACAACTGACCTTATAAATTCTTACACCAAGGCATGATGGATCTGGATATACTCGACATAAACCCAACTGACAACTGGAGCGAAGAGAAAAAGAGATTCTTTGACCGGCTGCATATACTAACTGCCAGGATCGTTGACAAGAAGATTGACATAACCAGCAATCTCGGCGTTGATTACTATTTGATCCGCTACACCTACGCTGCCTATGCGGAAAGCAAAGAGGCAAACACCATGTTTCATAAGGTTTGCAGCTTGGCGGCTGACTACCATTATGACCGCTGTGAGGATGAATACCAAAAAGCCATACCTAAAACTAAATTCAAAACCCTCAGAAAGCTGCTGGAGATCTGCAAATTCCATGGCATCGATACAGATTTTGAAGACGAAGCCACGCCCGGGGATGCCAGGCAATGCGATTTCCTGCCAGAGGGGGTGAATGAAGAGTTCTTTGATACATACGGATTTTTTGAAAAGAACAACCAGTACTTCACACTGGAACCTGCCGGAGCAAACAAATACAAGGCGGTGGCTTTTTCAAACTTTGTGATGTATGTGAACTTTCACATGAATAATGGTATCCAGGCAAAGCGGATTATTACCATCACCAACATCAAGGGCAAGCGCAAAACGGTAGACATCCCCACGGATAAGCTGGTTTCCCGCAATGAGTTCAAGAAGTTCTGTGAATCCCTGGGCAACTTCAGGTTCTTTGGTTCAGACGGTAAACTGGATATGCTCAAAGCTTACCTATATGAGCAGGAAAGGGAATGCGCTGTAATCTCTGAACTTGGCTGGCAGGGAGATGATAAGTTTTGGGCCTGGAGCAATGGGATCTATACCAATAAGTTTCATGCCCTGGATAAGAACGGCTACGTTGAGATAAATGACAAGCACTTCTACATTGCAGCCGGTAACACCGAGCAACCCAACCGGGTGCGATCTTACAGTGGCCAGATCCGATTCCGCCACTTTGTAGATCATCATGTTACATTTACGGAGTATGCTTCGCTGTACTGCCAGGTGTTTCCTACCAATGGTGCAATCATACTATCCTTTGCCATAGCGTGCCTGTTTTCAGATATTGTATATGAGGCTAAAAACTTCTTTCCGCTGCTTTTCATTTATGGCGAGGGTGGATCAGGCAAGGGGTCTGCCATCAAAATGGCCCAGCGGATGTTCGGCGTTCCCCAGGATCCACTTACCCTGGTAGGCAAGGCGAACACCGATAAGTCAAAAATTGCTCTTTTTGCTCAGTACCATAATGGCCTTCTTCTTCTGGAAGAGTACGTACCCAACCATGATACAGATCAGTTTCTTAAAAATCTGTGGGATAGATACGGCTATAAGCGCAGAACCCTGGATATGGGGTATAATACGGAAAGCGTGCCGATCACATCATGCGCTGCGATCACTGCCAACTTCACCCCATCAGATGATCCGCTACTGCAACGGATGATCTACCTGGATCACAATACCAACCAGTACAGCCAGGATGCTCACCAGCTGTTTAACAAACTGAAAGTGTACACGGAAAGAGGGGTAACCCATTGCACTCATGAATTGCTTTCAAAAAGAGTAGCTGTTGAGAATGAGTTTCTTGATGTTCAGATGGCCAACTACAAAGAGATAAAGTCCAAGTCAGCCATGGCTCATTGTACTGACCGGATGATTGAGAATATATCGGTACTGGTTTCCATATACCAGATCCTCAGCGATCACAACATAGTATTCCCATTCACCAGGGAATACCTGATCGATGAACTGGTGGCTACCACGGCCAAGCAAAATGAGAAAAGAGATAGCGGCGGCGAGGTGCAGAAGTTCTTTGACATCTTCCAGAGTGCGGTTCAGAAAGGTGATCTGATCGAGGATGTTCACTATAAGCTGGATGAGCGCCATCTGTTCCTAAACGTGAAGCAGGTTTATTCAACCTATGCCATCTACCACCGGAATTTCTATAACCAGGCTGGCCTGAGCTTACCCAATCTACGAGACAAGTTGAGGGTGCACAATGCTTACTCTGGATACAAGGATTCCATCAGGGTAGGGAATAGCAACACCAGTGCTTTTCTCTTCCACTATGATAAGATCGGAATTGACCTGATATCGGCTACGTCGATATACAAGGGGGCCAGAAGTTCCAGAAACAATATGCAGCAGAGCTATGAGGATAAGGTCAGTAATCAAAAAGGATGGGAGCCGGCCGATGGGCCGATAGGTTAACAAAAGTGGGTGTAGTTCAAAAACCCCTCCATTTGCAACCCAACAGAACCCAACAGCCTTTAAATAGATAAATAATTAATAATCAATAAATAATAAAGTAAATAAAAGACTAATCGTGTTGGGTTCTGTTGGGTAGTGTTGGAAACGCCTACCCCAAACCCAACAGTTCCCGACAAAAAATAGCCACTTTCCCAACAGTCCAAAAATCAAAACCCTTGTCCGTAGCGGGTTTCATAACTGTCGGGTTCTGTTGGGTTTGTTGGGTTGGTTTTAGCCCTTCTTCACCTAAAAAAACAATGTTTTTTATGATTATCTCAGTCTACGCCATCCCCGGAAAGAAGTACACGGAGCCCCTGCCGTCTACCCTTAACCGGTTAAGACCAGATGAAATGGTCCAGCAAATTAAAAGTGCTGTGCTGCATTATTTTAAAATGACACCTGACGAGGTTTTCCGTAAGTGCCGAAAGCGGGAGCTGGTACTGGCCCGTCAGATCATGCACTACCTGGCTAAAAAGTACACTTCGCTATCCCTGATAGGTATTGGCGCGGAGTTCCCCCACAAATTAGCCTTTGACCACACATCTATACGGCACTCCATTGAGACTGTGTTGAATCTGATGGAGACAGATGCCAATGTCAGGAGCCAGGTGAATGCCATCGAATTCAACATGGGCTGTGATCACAATGAACGGGTAGTAATTGTCACCAATCAGCAACAGATAAAAACCATCGTAAAAAAAGAGCTGGTTGAACAACTAAGGTCAATGACCATATCCGAGCACGAAAAAGTAATGAGTAAATATTTATAAAACCACTGCAACATGACACACAAACTTTCAGAAGTAAAAGTGTACGAAACAACCGACTACAGCCGCTTTATGCGAATCAACGGGAATCGGGCCCTTAATAACCTCAAGATCAAAAAAATGGTAAAAGACATAGGCGAAGGGTTGAATTTCTTGGCAGACTTCCCTATTGTGACCAGTGCTTACCAGACCAAGCTGCGCGTGCACGATGGTCAGCACCGGCTGGAGGCGGCCATAAAGGCAAAGAAGCCGGTTTTCTACATTGTCCGATCAGAGAAGATGGAGCTGGATGAAATGGCCAAGGTTAATTCGCTCCAGGAGAAATGGAAACCAAAGGATTTTGTCAACTGCTATATGGAGCGGGGCAACAAGGATTACGGAGTGCTGAATGACTTTGTAGATCAGTTTGAGGTACCTATCAATGTTGCGGCAAAGCTGCTGTTCTATGGGGTAACCGGCGCTTCGGATTCAGGCAGTTCAAGTGACTTTCGCAGGATGTTCGAGGTAGGCCAATTCAAGGCCAAACATCTGAAGCAGGCCACGGAGATCATGGAGAGCTGCAAACTATTCTCTGATTTTGATGGCTGGAATTCCCGCGGATTTATGGTAGCCATCACCAAAATTCTCCAGGCAGATAAGGTGGATTTTGACCAATTGGTAGAAAAGATCAATAAGAATCTGGATATGCTGGAGCATCAAAAGAATGCCAAGGCTTATATCTGGAATCTGGAATCGATCTGGAATAAAGGCAAGCAGAAAAGGGAAGTTATCTATTAAAAACATTTATTAAACCAACATTAATGACAAACGCAACATTAGCGGTGCTACCGTTGGACAGAATTGTGTTCGATTCAAAGCAGCCGAGAAAGTTTTTTGACGAATCAGCGATGACAGAGCTGGTTAATTCAGTTAAGCAAGTAGGGATCCTGCAGCCGATAATGGTAAGACCTGGGAATCTCATTATGACCAATAAGAAGACAAATAAGTGGGAGGATGGCTATACAGTAATCTGTGGAGAGCGCAGGCTTCGCGCAGCTTATGAAGCTGAGCTAACGGAAATACCGGTAGTGATCAGGGAAGGATTAAGCGAAGAGGAGATATTGGAGATCCAGATCACCGAGAACCTTCAGCGCAAAGACGTCAACCCTATGGAAGAGGCGGTGGCTTTCGATCAGCTGCTATCCAGGTTCAGCATTGAGGATATTGCCAACCGTGTGGGAAAGAGTGCACAGTTCGTCGCTCAGAGGCTTTCGCTTACCAATTTATCCGACAAATGGCAGCAAGTTTTATTCGAGGGCAAGATAACGCTTACACAGGCCTATAAGCTGGCCAGAATCGCACCGGAGACACAAGATGAAGGTGCGAAGGAGTGCCTGGGTAAGGATGGGAGTATGAAAAATCAGTGGGCATTTAGTGATTTCATCCAAAATGAGGATCATAATCTGGATAATGCCACTTTCAAAACAGACGATGCAGACCTTTATCCAGAGGCTGGTGCATGCGGATCGTGCCGCTACAATTCAGCCAGCAACGCCCTTCTTTTCCCGGACCTGAAGAAAAGGATCTGCCACAATGGAGCATGTTGGTCCGTTAAAACCACACGCTCGTATAAGAAGTCAATAGCGGAAAAAATCTCCGATCCAACTATGTTGTTTGTGTCTACATGTTATTCACCGGACAAAGACGATAAATCCCAAATTAAAGCAGCAGAGGAGCTGGGGGCAACGGTTGTTTCTATTGATAAATTTGAGACGATTGAAAAGCCTGATGAGCCAGCGCCTTACGATGAATGGTTATCGCAAAGCAAGGAGGATAGCTATTTCGACGAGATGGACGAGAAAGAGCAGAAGGAGTTTTTAAAAGATGCTAAGGCCGAATATGCGGAGTATGAGCACCGGTATAAAGAAGATCTCGCCCAATACGAGCAGGACCTGAAGATTGCAATGAAGGCCTTTGTGGTGGCTGGGGATACCTGGAAGGGAAGGGCGGGTGAGATAGTTTACGTGAAGCCTAAAAAAGGTAAATCAAAGGAATTGGCAGAAGCATCCGGTAGCCAGGGGAATGCAGAGCTGATATTGATCAATGAGGAGATATCCGGCATCCAAACCAAAATGGAGCGCAACAGGGAGCTGGACCGGGAGAAGGTGATGAAGGTCTTGGTTGAGAATCTAAAGAGCGAGGACGGTGGTTTCCTGACCTCAAAAGATTTCATTACCGGCTATGAAATACAGGCCTTAATCTTCTGCCTGGCGCAAGACTACCGGGTTAAAGAAGCCCTCAAGGAACTGCACGGAGTGGACAGCTCCGACTACTACCAACAGATCGACCTCTGGAATGCTATCTGCAGTTATGGGCTTTTGGTTAAGGATGTCAGCAAACTTCTTGGAATCGCAGCCCGACACTACATCCTTTCCCAACTGGCAAAAGGGGATCGAATGGATCCACAGAAATGGGGAAGTGCAGCCGCCTTACACGCAATTGCCTGCCAACACATGACCCTCACCGTTGAGAAGCTGGAAATAGATCAGAATGGCAAAGCCAGTAAGCGGGAAGCAACAATGAAAGCCAGGATAGAGGCATTGGAGGCGAAGAAAGCAGAGATCCAAGAGCAGATCACCCGCGAGAAAAACGAAGCCGCTTCCAAGAAAGCTCAGGCCAAGAATAATAAAAAGTAATTTCTAACCAATTACAAAATTTATGAAACTAAAACAAATCGACTTTAACGCGGAACTGATCGGCCAGGATGGCATCGTAGTGAAAACAAGCGAGGGCAGAGATGTCAAGCAGCTTACTTTTTTTAAGTGTGATAGTAGGTATCCTTTGTGGGGAACTATTGGTGAGGGGCTGTTCCAATGGGGGCATGATGGAAAATTCGATTCGGGAGCCACCTTACGCGATGACCTCATCATGTACAAAGAAGTCAAGGTGATGACATTGGATGAGTTTTATGATGAATGTTATGTACGTGCAGGTAAAAGTGTTCTCCAGTTCGCCCGCGAACTCGCCGCTGCTGTAAAGGCTGGGGAGGTGGAGGCATGAACAAGGAATAATCAGTATCGTTCAACATTGAAAATTCAACCATGACACCAGAAAGCAATCTCATAAAAGATTACTGCCTTGAAAATCCAGTTGCCATAGTCTTCAGAAGCCGCCAAGATCTGGAAATGATATCAGCTTTATTTGACCAGCCTACGCCATCCGGTTACACGTCCGGGGCGGTATCATTCACCCGACTTCAACAGGAAGATGGATTAATCAGGATCTGTGGAATTTCGATCATCCCGTGGCTGGGCAACAGTTTTGTGCATCTCAGTAGCCAGGAGTTTTTTGCCCTCGCGCTGCCGAATTTATCAATCCTGGAAAAGCTGAAGTGACCGACCAGGCAACCATATTGCCCCTGCCACTCACCGAGGATGAGGAAAAATTGGCTAAATTGATAGCCGAGATCCTGGTGGATCATGTATTAACTAAAACCAACAAGCATGAAAGCAAATGAATTAAGTACTATCCACGCTGACCAGAATGGGGATATGTCGGCAGTTCTGAAATGTAAAAAAAGTGAGCCCATCACTGCCGTTTTTTGGTCTTATGGTAATACCCTCTCAGAGCAGTTTAATCAAGTAGATGAAGCAAAGGAGTTTCTTAAGAACCTTGAGGATAATGACAACGGTTTTGCTGTTGGGGTTTTTGACTCTGCCACCAATACAGCATATATAACAACAGAACAACTTGTTATAGGTGTATCAGATCAGGAAATTAAGGCACAAAAAATAGATAGTATCAAAAGTCTTGGATTGATACCATCCAAAATAGAGTATTACTGATATGAAAAATGACATCCCTATCTTTTCGCCAACGCCAAACCTGACCAAACAATGGTTGGATGACTTTATTGATGACGGATTGAAGAAGCTTCCATACGCCACAGTATTGGTTATTCATCCGGATGATCACGCCTCCACAGGAATAGGTAAGTACCAGTATAGAAAGTTGAAGATTCAGGTACATCGCTGGACGCCTCCAGGCAGTGTGTATCTGACAACAAAGAAACTCTGGAACGATTCATTTTATAAACCATGAAAAAAGCCATCCGCTACCTCCGCATCTCCAAAGAGAAGCAATCCAACTTTTCACTGGATGCTCAGGATACCTACACGCGCGGATGGTGTGAGCGTAACGAAGTAGAGGTCAGCGATACCTTCATTGATGATGGCTACACAGCACAAAACTTTGACCGCCCAGATTTCCAAAAGCTCGAAGAATTCATCCGTCAATTCCACCGTAGGGTAGACTACCTGGTGGTGAACTCATTCGACCGGTTCTCCCGCGATGCTGGGGAGGCGCTGATGAAGATCAAACAGCTCCAGAACAAATACTCCATCTCAATCGTGTCCGTAGTGGAAGGGGTGACCTTCGACCGGAACGATCCCGGCTCTTTCTTCTACACCGGTCTGCTGCTGCTGAAGGGTGAGGATGAGCTTATCCGCCACAAGTACCGCATCAACATGGGGATCTATACCGCCAAAAAGAAGTTTGGCAGATACCTGGGCAAAGCGCCTTGGGGGTATATCAACTTTAAAGAGGATTCTGGCCGCCCCATGATCAAGCCAGATCCCGAAAAGGCCGAGGTGATCAAATACATATACAAGCATTTCCTGCTGGGAGTACCTTTCTACATCATCCGGGATGACGTGCGGAACATGGCCGGCGACATCATCAAGTCCAATTCAGCTATGCAGCGGATCCTCGCCAACCCTGCCTATACATCTTACCTAAACGTGAAGCCAGTGCGGGATCTTCCGGGCGGCATGGTGGACGGATGCTGGGAGCCAATTATCGATCGGCCTACCTGGCACATGGTTCAGGAAAAGATCAAAGGAGGTAATCAGAAAATCATTATAGACGATCAGCTGCCCCTGCGAGGGGTGCTAAAATGCCACTGTGGAAAGATGCTTACCGGGGCCCCCTCAAAAGGCAAATCAGGCGCGTGGTTCTACTATTACAAGTGCACCCAGCCACACAACAACCTATCTGCCAAGAAAGCCCACACGCAGCTGTCTGAAGCCCTTGCCTACCTTTCCCTGCCTGCCAATATGATAGCCAGTATCAACAGCTATGCCGAGGAAACCATGGCCGCCAGATTGCGTGAAAACCAGGTTCTGATCGAATCCAAGCGCCGGGATCTGGTGAGCTTGGAAAAACAGATCCACAACCTGGAGGAAAAGTATATCCTGGACAAGATCCAGCACGATACCTATTTCCGCTGGCACTCCGAGTTCACCCAAAAAAGGGTAGATATCCGGCATCAGATGGACAGGCTCGCCGCCGATCAGAGCGAGGCGCTCCTGCTCCTGCGCTCCGAACTGCCCAAACTGACAGACTTGAAAGGGGTGTACGATCTGGCCAGTACGCTTCAGAAGCAAAGCCTGGTAGGGGAGGTGTTCGATAGACAATTGTACTACCGTGAGGGGGCTTATCGAACACCCTACATCATGCCGGTATTTCTCCGGAACACCTTGATTTTAAAGGGAAAAAGCCTACTGATTTATGAAGGAAGTTCACAAAAACAGCAGGCTTTCCCATCAGGTGGAGCTGCTGGAACTGTAATCGAACACCTCACAAGCTTCCTACAGATCATCCGGAAGATCGCGTGATGTGGATATAGGGGTAACTTCCTGAGCTGATTTCCCGTATATCCTCTATTATTATACCCCATGAGGACATTTGCGGTTAACATTCCCACCAAATCTTATTTGAGGAAATATCTGCATAAACGCTACGGCTACCCTGTGGTGATCAACAACCGCACCTTGATCGGGTCGGTACTTGTGGCATTCCTGAATAAGAAAATTTACTCCGACAGATCCAACGCTACAGATCTGTTTAATACCTACGCCAATCTAAATGATCGGCTGGAATGCGTAGTAGCGCAGAATGAAGTTTTTTTCGGCACTACCGGTCTACAGATCGATCCCGCCAAGGTCATCGTGATTAACCGGTACTTTTCTGCTCAGTTCGAGGAAGATGTACACCGGTTCTGCCTGCAGAACATCACCAGTAACGGCAAGCATCCCGGCTATGATCGCGCCCTGGAGAAATTTGCCGAGATGTTCGACATAGAATTTGACGTTGACATCACCTTTGAGGCATTGAAAAAAATGGAGTACCGCTACCGGAAAAAGTTGGAGCAGAATTTAACCGCAAATGTCCCCGCATCAAAATGCCTGCAACAGGCTTTATTTTGATAAAATCCTGTCCTTTCACGCACTTATAATAGTAGGCAAATTACATCCATGAACCAGTGGGTTAGTTTGGAAAGTCTGCAAAAGGGGCCTGTCAAATCTGGCAATATCTGTCAGATCTGGGGCATCCCCGTAGATCACCTGGTTAAGTACCCTGAGTTTTCTCCCACCACCCAGTATTTGGATGGAGACATGGTAGTAGGCTGGCAAAAGTACTGGCTGAAGTTCGCGGCATCTGCATCTGGCAAGGGATTCAAGGAAGAGCTGAAGTACTTGAAAGGATCTCCATACTGGGAGCAATCGCTCACATTCCGGGCATACTGGCAATCTGGCCAGACTGACGTAATGATCAACAACATGGCCCACCACCGGTGGATCTTCATGTTTAAGGAAGCGGGCACCGGCATGTACTATGTCATCGGGAAGACTCCCGTAGGCTCGGACCTGGCAGTCACGTACACAAATGGCCAGGGTACGATCACTGAGTTTAAAGCCACATTCAAATCGCTTCATCGGGCACCGCTCTATACTGGTGTGAACCGAGCAGCTGTACGAATTGTGGATGCAGATGGAAATTTCATCATCGATGCAGAAGGCAACTACCTCTGCACCATTGGAGATATGATAACGCCGCCTTCTGGAGCTGGCGACTTCAGCGGAGCGGATTTCACTAACGACGATTTTTATGTAGGATAACATGGCAATAGACAAACTCATCGGAGATTTAGAAGAAGGCATACCGGCCCCAACGGACTTTGTGATGTACGATCCCGGTGGCACCGGCTTCTACAAAAAATCCCAGGTAGGCAATCTTCCCGGCGGCGGTGGCGGCGGCGGCACTACACTGGTAGCTCCGACCTTATCAGCAGCGGGTATAGATGCCGACACCATTCGGTTGACCATTGGCACGGTGGCCAATGAAACCAGCATCGAGATCCAGCGCAGCAACGATGGATCTACCGGTTGGACAACGATCAACACGGCTGCGGCTAACACTACTACCTACGATGACAATGGACTGGCAGCAAGCACAACCAGGCATTACCGGGTAAGATCGGTTGGCGATGGGGTGACATACCTCACATCTCCGTGGAGTTCTGTGGCCAATGGAACGACAAGTGCAGCGGGTGATGTAACCGCCCCTACTGTGGTGAGTGCTACTGTTCCAAATGGTGCAGCTAATACGGTTGTGGTGGTGTTCAGCGAATCAGTTACCGTAACGACTGCGGGCTGGTCATTCAGGAGGAATACCTCTAACTGGGCCGTATCATCTGTGGCGGGTTCAGGTACTACTTGGACGTTCACAATGGCTACGAGTGCAGCCAGCGGTGAGACTATTGACAGGTCTTATAATTCAGCAACAGGAGCAACGGTTGATGCAGCAGCTAATGAGCTTGTATCTTTCACTAATGCAGCCGTTACCAATAATATTTTTAGTGGCACTTACCTGACATTCCCGACCTTACCAACGGGCTTCGAGGCTTACAATTCAGCAAAGGGTATTCGCACTCAAGCCGGATATACCGAAGCATGGACGGGAATTTTGGCTAACGAGACATTAGCAGTCGGTCAAAGACTTGTTGTAAAAACAGACGGCATCGGGAAGTTTTCATTTTTTGGTGTAAACGATAACACTACAACCGGGTCGGCTTGGTCGGCACAAACGGGTGCGAGACAGACTGATTCGTCATTAATCGAAGCGCAAAATTTTGCTGCCGCATTTAGCGAAACCATTAACAACAATTATTACTACGCTGTTTTATACGAGGCAGCGGCATCAGGGGCGGGCAACAATGCAGTTTTAAGATTGCAAAAATCTGCCGACGGCACATCATGGACAACGATAGCCAGTACAACAGGTGCGCCTTTTGTAGGTGCGTTATACATGAAAATATTCATCTATTCAGCAAGTCACGGGTTCTCTGAAATTTTCAAAGCATGACGGAATCACAAATTCGAGACCTAATTAATACCAGTAAAGCCTTTGGCGAGGACACTCAGCGAGTAGAGATTTCTGATCTCGCTAAAGTATTGTACGCTCTGAAAAACTACATTCTGGCCAATAGTACAGGTGGTGTTGATAATGGCGGTAGTGTAAGGATTGCACGACTAAATGGCATCACAATAGGTACTGATCAGACGTCTGCTTTGCAAGCGTTGTTCAACAATGCAGCAATTAGCAAGGTCATCATTGATAATGGAGACATCACAATAAACGGTATACTAACGATACCGAGTGCAAAAGCATTGCAATTTGACGGTAGTGGGGCAGTTACTGGAACGGGTACTATAACCGGAGGCTCGCTGGTATGCTACGGAGATAACCAAATTTTCAAAGGAACGGTAGCTCCCGTTCCGGCAAGGGTATTCCCGAACAACGAATTCAATGCAAGGTGGTTTGGCGCATCTCCTTCAGCAAGTGGCGCAAACAATGATACGGCTTTTCAAAGATTTGTAACGGCGGGTATAAGTTCTGGTATTCATAATTGGTTTATACCAACGGGGACTTACAACACAACAAAGGGTATTCTATTCAGGAAGCCCGGTGTAGGCGGAGAGGCTGCTTTTTTGAATAACGCAAAGATTAGAGGTGGATATGTGGCTTATGACAAGGGGGGTCTTGCAAATTCAACGGTCATAACTGTTGCCGCCAATTCTTTTGGAATAGGAATAGACAGGGGCAAGGGAGTGATCGTTGAAGCGATAGGATTTGAAGGACAGAATAACGCCCCGGCATTGTTGTCGGTAGGTCAGGTTCTGGAAGATTATAGTGCAAGTTTTGTTACCGCGGGATGTCGGGATGATAACTACTCACCTCATGCGGGTCTAGTGATTGATCCTTTTTCAGTTGCAGCAACGCCCGCAGAGAAAAGATACCCGAATTTTAGTGATTATTATGTTGGAGTAGCGGGTCTTGTTGGTGGATCGACTGACATTATTGTAAGGAATTGTTATGCCCGATACTTAGTTGTCGGCTTTGCTATCACCCCTCATGACACGCCTCAGAACGGAGATCATATCGAGATAAGAGATGTTTGGGTTGAGATTGTGAAGTCCGGGATTACAGTCGGTCAATCGCAAAACAGAACGATATCAATCATAAGAGTTGGCTGCTGGGGCAATACTGAGACGGTCATTGATGCAAGGAGGTACGGTGATGGAACTGCCGGAATGCCCGAAGTGATGAACGTAAATATAGCCGGAGGGGTTAGGTACTTGTGCCGAATCGCAGGATTTGATCAAAACAACGGCATAACTTTCAGAGACGTTCATGCGGAACTTTTGGGCAGCATTGGTGGATCAATCGGTGATGCAGAAAGTGAAAAGGCCGGGCATATAAAAATTCTGAATTGCTTCATGAATATTTTGGGGGCAAATGACTATGGGATATACGGCGCAAAGACACTTGCTAAGTGCAGAAAACTAACAATAGAAAACAGCGTATTTTTGAACCTTGCCGATTCGAACAGGTACAGGGTTCATAACATCGACTGCTTAGAATTGCTTGTCATAAATTCAACACTTGAAGGGGCTTATACGATTGGGGTTTACAACACCCAGAATATTGATTACAAGTTTATAAACTCCGTGATCAACGGTAAAAAAATTGACACTAATAAAGTAAATCTCAATCCGTTCTACGCATCTGAATCTTCAGATAAAAATGTATCGGTCTTGGGAGATTTGAAATATGTCGAGCAGTTTTTTAATGCTGAAATACCAAACAGGACGGCGCAAAAGGTTGCAATGCGCAAGTCTACTGGGTTTAGAGATGCCAACGGTTATCTATGTTGGAAAGTTGAGACCGTTACTTTTTCATCCGTCAATTATACAACAAGGACGGCAAGTTTACAATTCACCGCAAACGGTAATGACGTTAAAAGGCTCTATGTTGATCAGCCTTTGTTTACTTATGGCACAAACCAATTCGGCGACACGGTGTGGATTGACATTGGCCATGTCGCAAGCATCAATATCGGTACCGGTGTAGTAGGTGTGAAGTTTTTAAACACTACCAACGCGTTAACAAATACGCAATTCACGAATAGTCAGACATTAGCCGAGTTGTATATCATGCGGATTGAAAGGCACTTTTATACGCTGGTCATGGCTAATTGCACAAGCGGTAGCGCAAACCTTTCAGTTGTGGAAACAAGCGCAAATGGTAACTTTGTTTTCCCTGTGGATGCTTATATCGACTCAGCATTTTTCCCGCCCTTCACACGAATAATAAGCTATAACGCATCTGCAAAAACTGCGGTGATGTCGCACGCTGCGTTGTCAACGAAAAACGACATCATGATCGAAGATGTAGCGGTTATGAGGCAGGCGTATGGGTCGGATACACCCACATCGAGTATCGGTTGGAGAGAGGGTGATGTCGTGTATAACAATGGCGCAAATTCCGCAAATGACACAGTTCTATATTGGGTATGCACAAAAAATGGGTTAAGCGGATCATTGCAGGGCGATGGCGCAAATAGTGCGAGATCGGTAACATGGAAATCGATAACAAAATAATATGAAAAAGATTTTAGGAGAAAGCTGGCACACAACATTAGCAGGTTACTTTTTAGCCGGTCTTACAGTAGCACAGGACTTGATTGATAAGGGTGAGACTACATGGTGGAAAATATTGATCGCCATAGCTATTGCCGTTTTTGGTAGGGTTGCAGGAGATTCTAAAAAGTAATGGAAATGGATTTGAAAGAGACCTGGTACTCCTTTATCGGAGGGTTTTCGATATCAGTCTTAGGTAATTGGACGTGGCTGCAAAACTTGCAAGTACACCCGCCCAATGTCAATAGCCTTTTGTTCGAATGGACAATCAAAGTATTCGGCACTCTCATCCTTGGCGTCATTGGTGGTCTCGCAGGTCTATGGGCAAAAGATATTTACAAATGGCTAAAAAAAGGGAAATGAGATTACTAATTATCATATTACTTTTTGCCTCTTGCAATCCGGTTAAGAAGGTGCTGAAATCTCAGGAGGCCACCGAAAGGGTGGTGAGGGAGTATGTGAAAGCAAACCCGCCAAAGAATGATACCACATTTATCCGTGGGAAAGATTCAATTATTGAGCGGGTGGAATTGGACACTATCCCCTTGCCTTATCCGGTCAAAGAAAGGTATGTCGAAAGGCACTACAAAGAGGTGACCAGGGTGGACACCTCAAAGATCAAGGATAGGGAGCTGCTGGATGCCTTGAATAAGCGGCTGACCGTGGTAGAGAACCTACTCGTTCAAATGACAACAGAGCGCGACTACTGGCGAAAAGAAGCCCGTACAAGGCTGTATTTTCTTCTGGGGATAGTTGGTTTGTTTGTTGCCGCACTTGCTTTTCGGGTTGCAAAAATGTTCAAATGGTTATGATAATGCTTTGAATGCTTTTTTTCGTATTGCTGATTGAATACCTAATGGATAAAAAATGAGCAGGTACAATTTCCTTCAAAGAGTGGGCACGTTGCCCAAGATGGTAACCAAGGGCCTGGAGCTCATGGGTACAGCTGAGATCCCTGGCAAGAAAAGCAATCCCGTGATCATGAGCTGGGCGAGGTCCCTGGGGATCCACACCATCTATGTGAACGATGACATCGCCTGGTGCGGATTATTCATGGCTTTCGTGGTGGCAGAAACCAATCGCGAGCCGGTTATCAATCCATTATGGGCCAGAAACTGGGCAAAATGGGGTGTTGCAGCTGACAAACCCAAGCTCGGCGATATCCTGGTATTTTCTCGACGCACGGGCGGCCACGTGGGGCTTTATATAGCCGAGGATCCAGTGGCTTATCACGTGCTGGGCGGCAACCAGGGGAACATGGTAAGCATAACCCGCATCCTAAAGTCCAGATTGATCGCTGCGCGAAGGCCCGAATACATTAGCCAACCCACCAGCGTAGATAGCTACCTCGTTGATGCCGGCGGAGGATTATCTACCAATGAAGCATAGACAAATTTCATACCTATGGAACTGAATAAAAACAACCCGCAGTGGGTTTGTACCACAACAGATCAACGGGTAGATGTCACCTACTCCTAAAGCTTCCTTGCAGTTGGTTTTGATTGCCTGGTGTTTCCACACCGGGCTTTTTAGTGTCCTTTCAGTATTTATGCCGGCACAAATACCATCACGCACTTTGGTATCGGCACTGCGCTCTCCGGAGCAGGTAAGTTGCTGTACAAAGGCGCGCTAATCGCTTCGCTGAATGTGTCCAACGGCATCACGGTGCAGTTCAATACCAATCAGCTGACAGTAACTGAGGATTAAAAACCTGTCCTTTCATCATTTTTAAGATATCTACAATTTTGGTATCATGAGTTATTCCACAATATCAGCAATACTCAGAGGCCGGTGGCTCATTGACACCAGCTATGCGGAAACGCAATTGCCGTTAATTGTTGGGATGATCAAAAATCATCAGGTCAATTTTGCTTACCGCGGTGAAAACCTTGCGCAAAATGAGCAGAAACAGACAGAAGCCATCCTCATGGCTACCGTTGCAGGTAAAGCTGTTTACAAGGTAGGCAAGTGGACAGAGATGACATCTCTACCTGATGGCTCCATTGCGTTTGTTGATCTGGTTGGCCCAGTTATGAAGTACGGTGGTATGTGCAGCTACGGATCTATTGATCATGCCAATATCCTTCGTAAACTCGACAACGCCCCCAATGTATCCGGGGTGATCCTGAACGTGGATTCTCCTGGTGGGCAAGTTGATGGCACTACTCTTTTGGCTGACCAGGTGAAAGCCATGGGTAAGCCCATTATAGCCATGGTTGATGATGGCCTGATGGCCAGTGCTGCCATGTGGATCGGTTCAGCCGCCAATGAGATCTACGCCACCAAGAAATCCGATTCATTCGGATCCATCGGCGTTTACGCCACCCTGTACGATTGGAATGCCTACCTAAAAAAAGAAGGCATCCCTGTTCATGAGATCTACGCTCCCCAATCCGAAGAAAAGAATAAGGATTACCGCGATGCCCTCAACGGTGACTATTCGGGTATGAAAGATGACCTTAGGCAAATCGCTGACACTTTTATAGAAACCATTTCCGAGAACCGGCCCAAGGCAGTATCACAAAAAGACAAATGGAGCAAGGGCGGCATGTTTAACGCAAAAGAAGCCACAAAAATGGGACTTATAGACGGTATTAAATCATTTGACCAGATCGTAGATCGGATCTCTACGCTGGCCAGCAAGTTTTCAATTAATAAAAAACAGAATACAATGAGCGCAGGCGCTTTTCAAAAAACAATCGCTGCAGCAAAGGTGGATGCCTTTGAAGTGGTGGAGAATGGTTTTCTTCTGAGCGAAGAAGCCATTAACAACATCGACACTGAACTGGCTACCCTTGCCACTCAGGTAGAAGATCTTACCTCGGCTGCTGAGCAATCCCGTATAGCATTTGCCAACGTGGAAGCCGCCAATACCGAGATCGCCGGCCAGCGTGATGCCGCCCAAGTTCGCATCACAGAACTCGAAACAGAACTGGCCGCGCTCAATGCTGCCACCATAGCCCCCATCAGCACAGCAAAAAGTGAGGATGAATTTGGTGCAGATCCTGAGGCCAAGTACATGACCAGCATAGATGCCGAAGCGGCAAGGATTCGGGCTCGCAGAAAGTAATTCAGACCTATTAAATAAAAAAAAAGAAGAAAATGCCAGATTTATCAGCACTAACCACCAGCTTTGTTGAGCGCGGTGGAGCTATTTTTGAAAAGAACTTGCTTAACTGGAACTTACGTGGCCAGGGCATCCAGGTTCGCCCAAATGTCAACACGCCCCAGGCAATGACAAAACTTTCTGCCGTTGGTAACCCACGTCCGTACACAGCTGCTGATGCGCTGACAAACGGACCCAAGTTCACGGACAGAACGCTGACCGCCTTCCAGTCAAAGTGGGACTACGACTTTGATGCCGAAGATTTCCGCAACACATACCTGGCATCAGATCCTGACATGCCTTTCTATGAGGCGTCGCTCAATTACATTTCAAGGGCCTTCCTGGATGACATCCAAAGGAACACCTTGTACCTCGGTGTTCGTAATGCTTCAGGCACAACCGCTGCTGCTATTGCAACCGGTTGGGGTACTGATATCGCTGCCTTGATCACTGCAACAACCCTCAGCCCAATTGTTACTGGTGCTATCTCTGATACCACTGGTGTTGACAAATTTGAGTTGATGGTTGCTGGCGTGCCAGCTTGGATGCGGGAAAATGGTTTCGTCATCTACTGCTCATATGCCAAGTTCGACAACTTCAGGAAAGACTACCGCACCCGGTTCGGCTTCAACTTCGACAAGAATGTTGAAGGCATGTACAAGCTGGACAACCTGAATGTTGAGATCCGCCCCGTAGCGTGGATGGGAACTTCAGGCCGCCTTATCGCAACGCTCCAAAACAACCTGGTATTCGGTACCGATGTTGAGCGTGTGCAAGTTGCCGCATCTCAGCGCAGGAACATCATTGAGGTTCGTCTCATGATGCCCGTTGGCATGGCGATCCAGGACACTGAGGCCATCTTCGTCAATGACGTAGCATAAATAATCAATAGGGGTAGCCTTACGGGGCTACCCTTATACAACCAAATACAATGGCAAAGTCAAAAAACAGCAAACTCGATTCAGTAGAAGCAGCTCAGGACTTATCACCGGCTTCCGGTCATGAGTTTAAAGTAGGTGAAAAGAAATTCAAATACGTTATCGGAAAGTTCATCCTTCCATGTGGTGAAAGAACCTCGCTGGAAGCTGCCACAGATGACACCGTATATGAAGAGCTTGGCAATGCTACCATCAATGAGTACATGGTGAAAGCTGGATCAGCTTGCGTTGAAGAAATCTAACATCAAAAAATAAAATAACGTGCCATACAATTTTTCAAACATTACAACAACCGTGGTGGGCAATGCTGATGTAAAACCAGGCCACTCAGATGTAGCCCTGTTTGCTCCCATTGAAGAGTTTCTCGTCCTGGCAAACCCATCTACATATGCCGTTGCTGGGGATCGAAAGAAAATCACCACCGCGCATACTTTTTCGTCTCCTAAGGGTTTTGCCCAAATGAGGGCTAAATCTGGATCTGTTCGTCAGGAAGGATCCAATGCCGTTGGCGAAAAAGGTGGCCTGGTACCCGTGTACCAATACCTGATCACAGTCAAAGGTCATTCAGCTGTGATTGAAGAGTGGCTGGAAGAAGCCCTCAACTCAGATGGCATCTGGCTGTTCAACTCGCCTGAGTGCGGGGTGAATGCTTATGTCCAGCTGGGGTCATCTTGCAACCCCGCCCAGATCAGCGCGTACACTTCAAAGAGTGGATCACGCAATGACGGTGGTGTGCGCGAGTATGAGATCACCATCCAGAGCAATGACAAGTACTGGTACTCCGGTGCTGTCACCATCAAAGCGTAACCAATTAGCCCCGGTGTAACAGCCGGGGTTTAACCAACTCCCAAGCAATGAAAAAAGAAGCATTTGTATTTGCCTTCAAAAATCCGGAAGTAGCGGATAAGTTTGAAGCTGTGGACTGCCCACAGGACTTTAAGATCAGGGTACCCCAAGCCAATTGGCCAGCAAACGGCGATCCTGGTTGGTTTTCCGACATCACTCCTGAAGCAGCACAGCAACTTATAGCTGAGGGATATAACCGGGTGAAGGCTAAATAGTAGTTTTTCACAGCTCATAACAGTTTAAAAACCCTTGCATACACAAGGGTTTTTTGTTTGGTGTTTTCCTCACGGTGTAGACGTTTTTTTCTATTTTCGGATCAGCGATGGCATTATACTATTGCCTTATAAAGTATTCGCGAGCTTTCATTTCCAAACTACCACAATCGAAATCAGGGAAGCAGTGTCACGCTACGGCGTGGAAGTAAGTATTCCCTGATGGGCTGTGGTAGGCCTGGAAAGAGATGCTGAACCCGCGCCATTTTTATTAAACCTGCACCCCCATGGAAGCACTTGAACACCAACTGCTGCTGCAGTTTATCCACGACCACCGCCCTGAATTGTTAAGAGCCCTGGTGTACCTGCTCAGCCGCAATGACACGCCCGTGGATCCCGAGACCCTTTACAACCTCTACTGTTTGCTGGAACATACTTAGCCCCTCTTCGGAGGGTTTTTCAGTGAGTGAAAAAATAAATTAGAAAAAGTTTGCAAAATCAAAAAGTATGTTTATCTTTGATCTATCAAAAAAACAAATACATCTTTTATGGCTAATCAAATCGAACTCGGGTACACACTTACAGATTGCTATCACATGAACGCAAACTACGGCGAATCCCAGCAAAAGCAATATGTGGTAATGGTAGATGGAGAAATTAAGAATATTTTCTTGAAAGGGTTTGTCAACAAGCCAGCTGATGAAGGTAGAAGTAGAACCTATTATAAAATTGTAGATCTTTCACAGGATAAATTTGCAGAGCTAAAAGAGATATCAGATAGCCATAAAAAAATAGACTGGAACCACGGTAAGTACCATGTATTTTCCAATCTGCTGACAGACAATCAAGTGAAGGAGTTAAACGCAGCCGCTGATGCTTATGTTCAAAAGCTTCAAGAGATTTGCGATCCTGTAAATTTTCGCAATGAGGCCGAAACTAAAGGTAAACTGGCAACCTTTGTATCTCAGTTTGAGAGTGTGAATGCAAGTTTCATTTGGGTATGGTAGGGAAAATCCGCTGTTACTCCGTGAGGCTTCAAAGCCTCCGGAGCATATCCGATAAGGCTTTTTTAGCCAAAGGTTTCGATGGATCTGAAGCCATCATACCTAAAAGCCAGGTACTATGTCCAGATGATGACGTGCAGAAAAGTGAGGCATATTGGATCTCAGCGTGGATACTCGAAAAAAAAGAGCTTCAATATAGCACGAAAAAAGAAGGCTGGTTCAATCCATCTACCTACCGAATAGAGCCAGTGATCACCACGGTGGTTGAGCGTCATATACCGACAAAAATAGAGCCCAAAAACATTTTACCAGATGATTCCCTCGTTAGAAATCCAATCTGAGGCCATTAGCCGCCTTCAGTCACTAAAGGTAGGCGCACTATTCATGAGGCCGGGAACGGGCAAGACAAGGCCCGCCGTGGAGCTTGTGAATAGCGTTTATGTGGATCGTTGTATTTGGCTGGCTCCATTTCAATCAGTTAATCCTCCAATTGAAGGATCAGGGATAGCGGACGAGGTGGATAGGTGGGGGATGAATTGCCCGGTAGAATTTGTGGGTATTGAGACGCTGAGTAGCAGCGATAGGGAGTATTTAAGATTGTTGGAGATGGTCAAGCGGGAACGGGTATTTCTGGTTTGCGACGAATCGCTGAAAATCAAGAATTGGGATGCCATCAGAACCAAGAGAATCATCGAACTATCGAGAGAGTGCGAATACAAGCTGATCCTGAATGGCACGCCGATCAGCCGCAATTTGCTGGATTTGTGGGCACAACTGGAGTTCTTATCTCCGCTTATCCTGCGGATGCAGCAGGCGGAATACAAACGCACATTCTGTGAGACGGTCAAGATAACCAAGTACAAGGGCAACAGGATCGTTAATCAGCGGGAGTTTATCGCTGGATACCACAATATCGACTACCTGTACAGCATCATCAGCCCTTATATCTACGAAGCTGATCTGCATTTGGATGTTGGGGAGCAGGACATTGATCTGGAATATAAGCTGGAAGACGATTTGCAGGCAGAATACAACCGATTGAAGGAACTATATCTTGATAATGAGGTGCTGATGCGGATGAACAATAATATCTTTTTAGAGATGACGCAGAAAATGCAGCACATCTACTGTTGTGCAGAAGATAAGTTCACTATTGTCAAAAAACTACTAACAACGATAGATCCAGAGCGAACGATAATTTTTTGCAAATTCATCAGCAGCCAAGAAGAGTGTCGAAAGGCTTTCCCAAAGTGCCAGATATTGAGTTTACAGGCCAATTCTTATAGCTTGAACTTGCAGCACTACCACAACACCATTTACTGGGATCACACCTGGGATTGGGCAGTAGTTGATCAGAGCAGGCATAGGACAAAGCGAACGGGGCAGGATCAACCGCTGAAATTCTACCGATTGAACGGCCCGAAATTGGACTTGCTGATGGCCAAAAACAATGAGAAAAAACAATCAATGCTCCAATATCTGAAAGGGAAAACAGGGGCACAAATCAAAGAAGAAATATGAATAAAGAATTCAGAAGTCCGGTGTACAGTGTGATCGCAGTTCCGCTGGACAAAATCGAGGCCAATGATTACAACCCTAACCATGTTGCCAAAAGGGAAATGGATCTGCTGTACCAGTCGATCAAGTGCGACGGCTATACAATGCCCATTGTCTGCTATTATGACGATGTCCGCGACAAATACGTGATCGTTGATGGTTTTCACCGCTATACCGTGATCATGAGGTACAAGGACATTTTCGAGCGCGAAAAAGGTATGTTGCCGGTGTCAGTCATTCAGAAGGATATCAATGACCGAATGGCTTCCACTGTCAGACACAACAGAGCCAGGGGTAAGCATGATGTAGAATTACAGGCTTCATTGGTGGGGATGCTGAAAGCCGGGTGGGATGAATTGAAGATCATGAAAGAGCTTGGAATGACGCTGGAAGAGGTGCAGAGACTTATAGGCTTGAAGGGGATCGCCTCAGAAATTAAGGGAGTGCCATATTCTATTGAACGGCAGATCGTTGAGGCAGGGGAAGACATAAAACCGGACGCATGGGAAGAACAGCGGTAAGGGGTGTGGAAAATGTGCTGGAAGCAGCGGAGAAGCGGGTGGCGTGGTTGTTCGATAACTACGACAACATCCAGCTATCGTTTTCGGCTGGTAAGGATAGCACCGTGCTTTTCCATTTATTGAACGAAGAGGCAAAAAAAAGAGATCGGAAATTCATCCTCTACTTTCAGGACCAAGAAGCCGAATACCAGGCTACCATAGATCTTGTAGAATGGGCAATGAGCCAGCCCAATGTGATCCCTTTGTGGTACCAGGTCCCGATCTTCATGACCAATGCGGCCAGCCAGCAGCAGCTTTTCCTTTGGGCTTGGGGTACAGAAGAAAAGTGGGTAAGAGAAAAGCATCCATTGGCTATCCACTCGATTGATGTGAAGTACCCACGGCGGTTCCATAAGTTTAACTTATGGGTTGGCCAGCAGTTGAGAAGGCGAGAAGGGAAAAGTATATCAGTGATTGGTTTACGGGCTGAGGAAAGCCCTGACCGGAGATTTGTGATGTTTGGTGAGGATAGTGAGATGTTCTGGATTCGCAAAAAAAACGAGCCTCACAGGGCTTATCCTATCATTGACTGGCTTTACCGGGATGTATGGAAATACTTGATTGAAGGCGGTTTTCTCTATAACAAAATCTACGACAAAATGTACATGCTTGGGCACGACATTCGAACAATGAGGGTGTCAAACTTAGTTCATGAAAAGGCTTTTCGATGTCTGGCAGATTTGCAAGAATTAGAGCCAGATACTTACGATAAGCTGGAGGAGAGGTTGCAGGGCGTTCATACGGCAGCAATTTACGCTAAGGAAAACCTGATGTACTCAATCAAAAGCTTACCGGATCGGTTCAATAGCTGGAAGGAGTATAAAGACTTTTTACTGCAAAGCATCCACCCAGACTTAGCTAAATTATTTGCCTATCAATGGAGCCGTTTCGGAAACACAGATGATGTGGGGGCTTGCAAGTACATGGTGAAGCGTATTCTACTCTGTGATTGGGAGGGCAGTATCACCTGGGCGCGGGACTATGAGTTCAATTACTCAAAGGATCAGATTTTGCAAAAGAATGTGTTGAAAAGAGAGGATCAGATCATTAAAAAATGGATGGAAAGCTTATGAAAAAGAAAAGAAAAAAAGACGGCAGAGGTGGAGTCAGGGAAGGGGCTGGCAGGCCAGCCGAGTGGGCAACTCCAACCACAACAATATCATTTAGGGTGCCTATCTATCTGGCACCTGACATAAAGCATCTGGTCAAGGAATTTTTACTTCGGCAAAAAAACGATTCTAACTAACCCTCTTCGGAGGGTTTTTCATGTCCTTTCTCCCGCCGGTTTCATAGCTGAATTTGCTGACATGGTGAACTATGATGAGGCGAACAGTAAGATAGTAGGGTGGAGCAAAGACATCCTGCTAAAACTGCGTACTGAAATCAACAACCAGGGCATCCGGCACGTGGCCAGCTCCCGATCTCCCCAAGCAGCAGAAAAAGCTTTGGTGGCGCGCACTCCCAAAAAAGGTGGATTGGTGGAGCGGGTGTCCTACATCATGCCGCGCCACATGATCTACGTTCACAAAGGGGTGGGCCGTGGCACCAAGATCAGCCAGGTGGGAAACACCAACAGGAAAGCCAAGCCATGGTTTAACCCCATCATTGAGCAAAACATTGATGGGCTGGCGGACATCGTGGCCGAGGAACTGGGATCAGGCATTGTAAATAACATTTTAATCAGATAAGATGGCAGAAGTAGTGAATAGGCGGGTCAATATTTACATTGACGAAAGCGCGGGGGCGGTGGCACTGGAGCGGCTGACCAGAAAAGAAAATGAACTGGTGGCCGCCATTGAAAAGGGCAAAAAAGCCGGGAAGGATCTCACCAGAGAGATGACGGAGCTGGCCAACACCCAGGGGAAGATCGGGCAGCTCAAAGATGTGATGGACGGGAAGGTGCTGCCATCACTCAGGATGGCCGAGGCTGCAGTAAGCAAGCTGCGTCGGGAGCTGAGAAACATACCTGCAGATAGTGAAGCGGCGGGGAATAAGTTGCAGGAACTCAGAAAAGCTGAAACTACCCTTAACCAGGTAAGAAAGGCGGTTAGCGGCGTGGATAATTCGCTGAAGGAAGTGGCCAGTGGCAGCGGGTTGAAAAGGCTGATGGAGTTTGCCGGTGGTGCGTTTCTCGGTGGTGGATTGCTGGGGGTGGCAGAAGGTGCATTGAGCGGCCTTAAATCTTTCTTTTCTGGTGCCGTGGAAGAGGCATTGCAGGCAGAAGAAGCTACAGCCAGGTTTCGGGCGCAGCTGGACAACCTGGGGAGGCTGGATGTGTTTGAAAGGCTGACCGCCGCCGCTGATGAATTTGCCAACTCCCTTGGATTTATCGACAATGATGAAATAGTGGGAGTGTTTGAGCAGCTGATCAATTACGGTAAGCTGACCGAGGATCAGATCAAAGAGCTCACGCCGGTCATCATTGACTTTGCCGCCAAACAGCGGATAGATCTTTCAGAAGCTACCAACGTAGTGGTGAAGGCATTGGAAGGCAATGGTAAGGCACTCAAAACCTATGGTGTAGATATAAAGGATGCCAAGGATGTTACAGAAGCGTTTGGTGTCATCATGGAAGATCTCAAGCCTAAGGTGGATGGAGCAGCCCAGGCAGATGGCGAAACCACAGCCGGTCAGATCAAACGAAGCAGGCAGGAGATTGCCAATTTACAGGAGGATATCGGGACAAAACTCCTTCCTGCCGTACGCGCTTTTTTCCAAGGTGTTTCAGGAATAACTGATTGGGTTTCCCGGCTACTCAGTACGGGTACTATCGTAGGTGGCGAAACACAATTCGGCGCAAATATCAGGGCGAGGGAAGAGCAGCTGGTAAGTCTGCAAAAAGATTTTGAATCCCAAACCAAAGAACGCCAGGGCCGATTGATACAGGGGCAGGCCGGTTTGATTAAAACATTGGGTGAACAGGTAAAAGCGGCCCGTGGTGAAGAGAGGGCTAAACTAAAGCAGGAATTTGATGAAGAGGTCAAGCTGTTCAATGGTTATGTAGCTGCTTTTAAGAAAACTGCTGACACCCGCGTGGTTGGCACTTCATCAGATAGGGGTGGCAAAACCGGCGCCGGTAAAACAAAATCCACTCCCGCCGAAACCCGGGCCGAATTTGAGGAAATAGTTCGCCAAAACGAAAAAATCCTGGCCCCCATTCTCGCAGGCTTCCGGGAGATCAATGAAGCTGCCCTAAAGGATGTTGAAACCATCAAGGATAAGCTGAAGAAAAACCTGATCACACCGGCGGAAGCGGAGCAGGCACTCCAAAACATTGAGCGGGTGCTGAGTAGCCAGCGGGATACGCTGGTTAAGAAATTCGACATCAATCCGGAAAGGTTGGGTGCAGATGTTCGCACCGGCGCCATAGAAGATACATTTGGGAAAGATGCTGAACTGGGAGCCAAGGAGCTGGGCATCAAAGTAGGCAACGCGATCAAAGATGGTGTGGATGAAGCGCTCCAATCAAGCGGATCCACTTCACCTGTCCAAGATTTTTTGGACAGGGAACAAGCCAACATCCAGATGCTGTTTGCCAATATCCAGGAGGTAAGCAACCTGACAACGGCTATCTCGGATATCTTTTCCCAAAACGATAATGCCAGGCTTGAACAAGAAATTGCCAATAACGATAAACGCCGTGAATCTACCCGCAGGCTTTATGAGAACAAGCTGATCTCTGAAAAAGAGTACAACCGTCGGGTAGACCAGATCAATAGGGAGCAGGAGAAAAAGGAAAAGGAGATCCGCAAACGCCAGTTTGAGCGTGATAAAAATGCCCAGACCGTGCAGGCATTGATGTCAGGAGCTATGGCCGTTGTGTCTACCCTCGCTGCCCGGCCCGGCACGTCTGATGTTGCCACTTTTGGAGTGCTAAGAGGCATTCAAGTGGCACTGGTAGCAGCCACTACCGCCGCCCAAATCGCTGCCATCCGCTCCCAAAAAGCTCCGCAATTTGAACAGGGTGGATTCATCCCCCAGGGTTCATCTCACCGGCAGGGTGGAATTGCCCTTGTCGATAACAGATCAGGGGCTACAGTAGGCGAAGTGGAAGGAGGCGAGCCTATCATCAGCAAAAAAGTATATGCCGCCAATCGGCCTCTAATTGATTCACTCATTGCTCAGGGAAGCGGCATGAGCATGAACATTCCCAGGATCAGCGATTCTTTTAAGACCATGTTTGAAACGGGCGGGTTCATACCCCGGACGGACAATAGCCAAACGGCGGGATTGGTGGAGGCTGTGCAGATGCTCAATGAAAGGTTGGCAAGACCTATCCGCGCCAACGTGATTTACGGCGAGTATGAAGAAGTGGATGACAGGATCAACACCATCCGGGCGCAGTCGATGGTGAGCTAAAACCTGTCCTTTCACTGGCTGTTTTTCATGCTGAAATTTATGCCTTGTCAAAAATCATTGAACTATATGAAGTAATCAACCAAATCGACAGCGGCGAGCCGTTCAGCATCACCTACATCACCGCTGACAGAAAGAAAGGGACCGGTGGCCAGATCAAAGCCTGCAAAAACTGGGTGAAATGCGATCTGGCCACCATGCCTGAACCCATCCTCAGACGTAACAAGATGTATGAGGTGGCCAGAGATCCAAAGCACATCGAGCATAGAACCAAAAATATCATGAACCCGGCAACCAGAGACATCCGCAAGGTTCATATCAGATTGATCACAGAGTTTAACGGAAAACGTGTAGTATGATTATTCAAAACGGATTTGGCTTTTCAACGAGAGGGGTGGCATTTGTCAGCCTCTCGGGTGACCCTAATCAGGCCGCCCCAAAAGAGCCGAAAGAAACGGATTTGCTTGATACCGATAAATGGGCTCGCTGGGGCCAGGATAATCTTCTGCCCAAGAAGATGGTAGATGATATTGAGAATTGCAGCGTCCTGATGGGCGCTATTGACGGTAAAGCGAGGTTTGGATTGGGTAAGGGCGTGAAGCCATTCAGATTGATTGAAACCAAGCCATCGGGTGAAGAAGTGCTGGAGCCGGTGAACAACCCCGAGATAGAAGAGTGGCTGGAAGAAAGCAACATCTTCATGCAGTCTTTTGGTCTGCTGAAAGATGTTATCGGGTTTGCCAATTTCCACTGCCGGGTGAAGTTCAACAACGATGGCACCAAGATCGGCCTGATGATCCGCGATGATGTCACCGAGATGCGCTATGCGAAAAAAGACAAAGCCGGCCGCATTACCCACACATACCTGGCAGCTGATTGGACAAAAACCAATAAAGAGAACGATAACACCCTGCTCAAGTTTACCCTGCTTCCAGAAATAGGCACGGCCAGCTACCTCTTGAACATGAAGCCCGAGCAGCGAAAAGGAAAGGAGTTTTCTATCACGGGCCGTGTGCCAGGATGGAACCGCCATTACTACTCCATGCCTACATGGTACGCTGCAAAGAAATGGGTGGATATCGCCAAGAACGTGCCTTCCATGAAAGCCACGATGTTTAAAAACAACATCCGCATCAAGTACCTGGTGACTATATTCGACAGCTACTGGACAAGGGTATTCGGCGATGAGTGGAGTGGTTATGATCTGAAAACCCAAGAGGAAAAAAGGGCAGAGGTTTACGATGCCATTGATAAATACCTGGTGGGCAATGACAATGCCTATAAGTCGATATTTAACTCAGGAGCATTTGATCCTATTTCAAAAACAACCGTTTCGGATCTCAAGATCGAAACCATACAAGATAGCACTGTACCCGGTGAATTATTGCCCGACAGCGCTGCCGCCAATTCTGAAATCCTGTTTGCCCTGATGATGAATCCGGCATTAATGGGGGCCGACACGCCAGGCGGCCCATACAGCGGCGGTGCTGGGTCGGGCTCTAACATCCGCGAAGCTGCACTGGTGCAGGTGATGATCCAGGAATTTGAACGCCAGCAGCTTTCCAGGATCCTTAACATCGTCAAAAAAGTCAACGGCTGGCCAGCGGATATCGTTTGGCGATTTCCCGGACTGGTTCTCACCACCCTTGATACAGGTGGATCTACAAAAGAAGTAAAAACAGGAGGATAGTATGCCACTGATCACATCTATACAACAGGTGAAACAGGTTCTGAGGATTGCGAGTGTAGATTCAGATAGCTCACTTCCCGATATCGCGGAGGCCGAGTACACGCACATCATACCCAAAATTGGTAAGCCGCTTTATAATCAGATTCTTGCTGCTTACGTGGGCAATACCCTTACCTCCATCCAGGCTCAGCTGCTGCTGAAGATTCAAAAGCCCCTGGCAGCCTTTGCTTATTACGATGACCTGGCCATGCAGCATGCCATGATCACGGATGCAGGAGTAAGGCGCACCACCACAGATAACATGCCATCCGCCTTCCGCTGGGAGTTTGACGGCGTCAAAGATGCGCTCGCTATCAAAGCATCCCAAGGCATGGAAGCGCTGTTGGAATGGTTGGAAGATAACAAAGCATCTTTTCCAACCTATACCTCTTCCCAAGCCTACACTGATCGCAACCGGTTCTTGATAAAATCTGCTCATGACTTTAACGAGTACTACCGGATCGATCAAAAATTTCGCACATACCATGCCCTGCTGACCACCATGGATGATGTGGAGCAACTCTATATCAATTCACTGATCGGTGCTCCGTTCTTTGCGCAGCTAAAAGCATCAGCCGCAACAACCCTGGAAAAAGAAGTGGTGGGCTATTTGAAAAAAGCCATCTGCCATTTTACCATCCATCACGCCTTTGAAAAGCAGACAGTCACTATGACCGAAAAGGGGCCATCCATCTATGACCGCTACGCCGATCGGGGCGGGAGTGATCGTGCCCAGCCTACTGCTGATATGATGACATTCACCATGAATGCGCTGCAAAGGGATGGGCAGACCTACCTGAAAAAGGCCAAAAAGATCCTGGACACCAATGCCAGCGGCAGTGTGTTCGCCACATATTTTTCAAGCGATTTTTACACCAGCCCCACAACAGAGCGGGTAGATCACAATAAAGGCCGCGGATTTTTCACCTTCATCAGATGAGGTCAGCATTTTTCAAAAAATGGAGCTATGCCGTTCCCGATAGCTGGAACGAGATCAGCAGCAAAAACTACCTGCCGCTGATGAAAGTGTTTTTCACCGAGTATGAAAATGACCGGGGGGTACTGATGTTGTTCCGGGCACTGGCAGGCATCCCCTGGTGGCAGTTTTTTGGCATGAGATCCCCCAACCTGATCCCGGCGGCACTCGATGCCACGGAGTTCTTGTTTAAAGGCAATAGTCTATCCAAAAACCTCCTGCCCTTCTATAAGGGATATGCAGGCCCGGCTGAGGAGCTGAAAAACCTGAAAATGGCTGAGTTTTGCAACGCCGAGTTTTACTATAACAAGTACGATAAGGACAAAAAACTCGAAAATCTGGATGCTTTTGTAGCCATTATCTACCGGCCCAAAAAGAGCCGGTGGAAGTATAACTACAAGCTGAATATAGATGGGGATTTTCGCACGCCGTTTAACTCCAATACAACCGGCTACCACCAGAAAAGAATAGCCAAATGGCCCACCCACGTAAAGCTGGCCATCTTCCACTTTTACCAGGGTGCCAGGGCAACGATCATTGCCCGTAACCACAAGGTCTTCGATAACAATGACGGCGGGGAAAGCCTGTATGGTCTTTGGTCGATCATGCGCTCAGTCGCTAAAGGCGGGCATATGGGCGATATCGACAAGGTAGCGGATCAGTTTGTCGGCACGGTGTTGATGGAGCTGAATGAAACGGTTGTCGAGGCCGAAAGAATCGAAATGGAGCGCAATAAAGTAACTGTGGAACGATGACATATTTTGAGGACATAGAAAATTACCTGAGGGATCTCGCTACCAAGCACAAACAACTGCTGCATGGCAACGGCGGGGTGGCATTCATTCAAATGGGTATAGCCGATGAGGTGACTACTGTGAACGGGCGAAAGAAAGTCTACATGAAAATCATGGACGTTTCGAGCTCCATACAGAACGAATACATGATCTGGACGGTTAGCATGGTGTTTCTCAAAGAACTGCCAGCTATTCGCACCAATGCTGACATAGATGCTGCTTCCAAGCTCACCCAGCAGATCATGTACGATTTTGAGGCCCGGATCCGCGATCAGTACAACGATGAGTGCTACTTTGTAAAAAGGTTACAACCTCCAACACTGGAGCCGGTAGGCCTTACCGATCAAAGTGCAATAGGTTGGATGTACACCTGGCGCTTTTCAACTGATCAACCAGATTACGATATAAACGCATGGGAGGAATAGGATATGGTGCTAATGACAGAGCGGCCCTATGAGGTGTGCTTTTCCAGAAACCCGGTAGTGTACCGGTTCCAGACTGACACAGCCCTTTCTACGCCGGGCCTGAGAATAGACGTGCGAATGTTCCACCGGAAATTTGGAGCGTTTGGTTTTGTGCAGATTTTTGAAACTTCCCTGGTGCCGGATAGCGCCGGTAGGGTTTCCATCGATCTGAGGAAAACCGTTGATTCACTCATTGACTACAAGCTTCCGCTGGCTACCTCAATAGCCATACAGAGTGCTTTTGATCATGCAGGCACCGTGTATGTGGATTTTCGGGAAGTGACTACCGCTGCCCCGAGCCCGGCATGGACATCCGATCTGAGCAATAGCATCACCGTGGTAAAAGGCGGTATCCCTTACCAGCAATGGCAGGGCCCCAAATACTTTTTTAACTCAAATGGCATCCTTACCTGGCAGAAAACCGGCAGGGGCATCGGGCCAACCGAAAAATCCTGGCTCACCTACCTGCATCTCGGCATGAACAACCAGGAGAATATGTCTGCCAAGGTGAATGTGTACTACACGGACGGAACATCTACCCTGAATGCAGTGACTTTGCCCATATCTGGCGCCGTTCCCAAATACGGCATCTACCACATCCCCACGGGCTCACAGCTGGCCCTGAAAGACCTCGACAGCGCCAAGGTGATACACTACTACACTGTACGTGTGGTGGCCGGTACCACCAACCTCACTGTAGAGTTTAAGTATGTTGTAGACTACCGCAACACCTACAGTGTCACCACGCTGCACTGGTTTAACTCCCTCGGTGGATTTGACAGCATTGTTTTACGCGGTGAGCTCAATAAAAAAACCGTTTATGAGCGGCAGTTCGCGGAGAAAATGATTGGCGATGATTACTACTCCATCACCCAGCTGGCCACCATGCAGGAGAACATCAAGAACCAGGAGCAGGAAAGCTACTCTGGATCCGTAGGGCTGATGGATGATCCGGATATGTACGACAGGCTTCGAGATCTGATGCTCAGCAACCGGGTGTGGCAGCTGAAGTTCAAACGCTGGAGGCCGGTCCTGATCACCAACACCAACGTGGATTTGGGTAACGAGGGCGATTCAATTAAGGATTTCCCCGTGGAGTTCACCCCTGGTTATGTGAATGAATCATACGCCCCAGATATCTACATGGGTGAGCTGCCCAGCTGTCCACTGATCACCGGCCTGGCCAATGCTGCCGGAGTGATTACCTGGTCATCCAGCGAAAACCATGTTCAGTATGTGCTGGAGCGTTGGGATTTGCTGCAAACCTCTGTGCAGGAAGTCATCTATACCTCAGAGCCTACACACACCTTTGACACCTTCGGTATGGTTGGATTTGTGCGGGTAAAGGCCATTTGTGGATTTTCGGAAACCCCATTCACTGAGTTCGTTAACTTTTCTGTAGGATGATCGGCATAAAAAAAGGATCGGAGAACTTGGATCTGCTGCCGGGAACGCAGCTGCAACGGGAAAGGCAATCACCCATTTTCCTGGAGCAGGCAAGTGATGGGAAAGATGCCATACCTGGTGAGATCTCATACCCCTTCACGCTGCCGCTCAGTGATAACAATTTGCGGCTGATGAAATTCCCGGATATGCTATCGATCCAAAAAGAGCTGCAGCATGATGTGGTGTTAGAGGATTCGGGCATGCAGGTGTCCAACGGCAAACTGGTTTTGGATGGCGTAACTGCTGACCTCAATAAAAACAACGTGGGCAGCCTGGACTGCCATTTGCTTTCCAATATCTCGGAGTTCTGGCAAAGGGTGAGGGCTAAAAAGCTCAGTGATCTTTCCCTCGGCGGAAATCGCAGTTTTGCCTGGGCAGGTTATAGCCTTGTAACGGCTGGCTTTTGGAAGCACTGCCATGATACTTGGGCCTATACTGATGCCGATGATGGAGATTATGTTTTCGATCCCATCGTATGCCTGGACTATGAAAAAGAAGGGGTTGAGACGGTGATCAACGAATGGCAGCAGGTATCCGGGAGCTTCCAGCTGGCGCGGGAGAAAAACTTCAATTCGCTGTGCCCCCAGCCTTTCTTGGTGTACATCATCAAACAGATCTTCATTGAACATGGCTACACCATATCAGGGGCCATCCTGGATGACCCAGATTTCAAGCAAATATGCCTGGAATCTTACCGCTCTGTGGATTGGCAAGTGCCAACGATCAACGGACCGCTGGCCACGCCTACGTTCACCATCGCGCCTAAAAATCCGGTGGTGATCAAACTCAGCCAGCACGTGCCGCCGGTGATGACCGTGGGTGAGTTCTTGGTTGAGCTGCAGAAGTTCCTGCCGATCTCATTTTTGATCAATGACCGTTCGAAATCATGCAAAGTGGTGTTATTGAGTGAGCTCAGCAATGCCGGCGCTGTCGATCGCACCCCGAACTTCAGCCCATCATACTCCCTTAAATTCGATAAAGCATCTGAGACCGTTATCTATGGCTTTGAGCGCAATGATGACAACCCGCTGGCCCTAACCGTGGGCGAGGATGAATACAACTTTCAAGGCACGGTCAACAGTTACGCAGATCTTCCGGCTGCCAATGCTTCCAACCAGCAAAAGATGTATTTCATCAAGAATTTAAACGTCTACATGTATTGCCGGAACTACGCCGAAATTGGCGGACCTGGCAGCCTGTACACGTGGTGGCTGGTAGGCCATAACGTTGGATCTTATGTCCCTGCAAACAGCACCGATACCATTGTATCTAATTTTGCGGTCAGCAAGGTTGGCCCAACCACTGTGGCTGGATCCTTTGATGGGTACTTCATTACAAACCAGCGCAAAGGCAATTGGTACGCCAGTGATGGAGACAATTTCACACCATGGCCGGCCAGGTTGTTTTTCCATCGCGGCAAACACACCCACTATGCTGGTGGAACTGCACCGGTGGCCACCAATTCCATCTACAATGTGAACAACACGTTGGCCCTTGGCGGCGTAAAAACGGTGGTAGGTAACTGGTCATTATCCTACAAGATGGGGGATGATGACTTTGGCACCTATGATCGGTTTTGGAAATACTGGCTGCCCGTACTCGAATTAAACGAAACGATTAAAGGGCGGCTATACCAGAAGTTCCATGAATACATCCAATGGGATTGGGCAGAGGTGCTGCTGGTTCAAAATACGCCCTACCTCATCAAGAAGATCAGCGAGATCCTTCCCTACACCGGCTACGTGGATATAGAGGCGCAGCGCATCAAATAGTGTCCTTTCTCTTTGTCCGGACAGTTTGCAATTTTATAGAAATCAAACTGTATGGCTAAACCAAAAAACTCTATTGGCAAACGTATTGCGGTAGCTGCCTTGGCAGCTGCATCGTTGGCTGCACCGGCTGCAAAAGTTGATGCCAATGTTGGCTCTTCAGCACCATCTTCCAAAAACATCAGTGTGCGTGATTCGGCTATTGAGGCTCAGGTTGCCCCTAAGCCCGTAACTGACAATAAGAAGCTGCTGAGTGGTCGCATTCATCGTCATGTGAAGGCCAGTGGTGATTTTTTAAACCAACGCCAGTATCGTAAAAAGTGCAGGCAGAATCCAACATTGATGAGGTCGAAAAAACACCGTTCCAAAAACTGATGGAAGCAATCCGCCACTGGCTCCAATCCAAAGACTACATAGAAGGCGTGCGCCTCTACATCGAGCATGGGCAAGATCCTGTGCTGAAAAACCTATTCACAGCCGAAAAAGGAACACCGTACAAACAGCAACGCCTGGAACGTGCCCTGCGTGAAATCCTGGCAGGTACAGAGGTGGTAAAACCAGAAGAACGCCCTGCATCCAGCCTGATGAAGAGCTGGCCGATAGAAGCTGCCAGCGATGATGTACTGAAGGCTTTGCGGGCAGAGTGGTTGAAAGCCTTTAAAGAAATGCACGATCTGCGTTCACAACTGATGCTGCTGGCCAATGATGATCAGCGCGGGGAAGCGGCTCACCGGATCCTTGATCTGGATGATCTATGCTATAGCATCTATTCCAAGCGAAATCACTATCTGGAACACGGAACACTGCCAGCAGCAAAAAAAGAAGAGTACATCGTTGATCCCCTCAAAGCGGCAAAGCGCATGGAGATCCTTGGACGGTATATCAGGCGGGAGCGTACGGCACTGAAAAAAGACCCCTCGAACGTAGGCGCTGCCGCCCGTAAACAGAAATTCATGAACGAATACAACCACTATGCGCAAAGATTTGGAGCAGATCATATTCAAGAAGAAGCTGAAGCAGACAAGGCAGCCCAAAAATGATGTAGAGGCAGTGGTGCAGTACCTGGTGAATGATAACATCAAACTCACCCAATCGCAGGATTTTCTATGCACCCGGCTGATCCGTACTGATGCCCTTATCCGCAGCAGAAAGCATACCACGGATGAGATCGTTGAAAAACTGATGTCTGAGTTCAATATCACGGCTTACCGGGCCGAGCAGGACATGTACGACTGCCATAAGGTATTCGGGGCCACCCGTAAACTGAGCAAAGCATACCTGGTGTCTCACCACATCGAGGAAATTGGTATGATGATCAAAAAATGCCAGGAAAAGGATCAGCTGGAGCTGCTGCCCAAGTTGTTTGATAACTACACTTATGCGCTCAACTCACTACCCGTTGAAGAAGATGCCAAAGAAGCACCACCGGCTCAGATCCTGTTTGTATTAAACGGTCAAATACCGGTAACTCAAAAATCACTGGCCGAATCGCTCATTGAAGCTGATAACCTACTCAAACCAAGTGCCCATGGAGAATACATCGAATACGATGAAGAAGATAGTGACCTTGAATCTGCCTCAGATGATGGTGCAGATGGTGCAGGCGAATAGCACGCTGCTCTTATGGGGTCGGGGTACTGGTAAAACCGTCGGTGGCATTGGCCCATGGATGGCCAGGGTGGCTGAAGCCATGCCCGGGCATCTTTCCGGGCTATTCGGTAAAGACTATGAGACCCTTGAAAAGAACATACTGCCCAAATTTATCCAAGGCATGGAGATGGTGGGTTACTACCGGGATCAGCACTACGTGATCGGTAAGCGGCCACCGGCCAGCTGGCCGAGCTGCCTCTACTCACTAAAAAAATGGGATAAGACCATAGCCTGGCACAATGGAACGGTTTTTCAGGAGGTGTCGCTATTCAACCGCGGATCTGCCAATGCGTTTGACTTTCAATCTGGCGTGTTTGATGAGGTCAAGTTCATGGACAAGAACCAACTGGAAGATGAGGTGTATCCCACATTCAGGGGGTTTGATAAACTCTTTGGCCATAAACCTGAGTATCTTTCGAAGATCTATGCCACGGATAAGTATGGTGATTATCTGGAACTGAAATGGATCCTGGATATGCGCAAAAAGGTGGACCAGAAGAAAGTTGAGACCGTGATCCGGTTGCAGCTCCACCTCACTGATCTGTACAACGCCTTACCTACTGCTGGACGTAACAAAAAGAAAGTGGAAAGCTATATCAGGCACATTCGCCAACGTTTGCAGCTCCTTCGCAAAGATCTGCTATATGTGTCTGAAGCCAGTGCGGTGGAGAACCAGGATAATCTGGGTGCCAAGTGGTTGGCTGATAAGAAGCGCACCATGAGCAGCTATGAATTTGATGTAGCCATTATGAACGATGATCCAATCAGGTCGGAAAATTCCTTCTACCCATCGCTATCCAATACCAATCTCTACAACCATGAGCGCGGCAGCGACTACAACCCGCATAAGCCGTTCTACATCAGCATGGATTACCAGCATAGCGTATCACCCATGTGTGTGGTGCAAGATGATAAGATCATTGGCGAGGATAGACCTACCATCAACTTCACCAATGAATTCTACACACTACATCCTATGGGCTTAAAGGAGTGCATTGATCTGTTCTGCAATACTTATGCTGGACATCTCAATAAGATGGTGTACTACATCTACGATCATACCGCTGTTGGTGAACGTCAGAGCGCACAACGGTACAAGGATATCATAGTCACTCACTTCAGGTCAAAGGGATGGAATGTCATTGAGTGCTACACAGGTGTACCACCCGAACACTATCTGAAGTTTGAGAAGATGAAAGCCTGGATGGAGGGTACTGATGAGCAGTCTAAGCTTATCCGGTTCAACGCAGACAAATGCCCAAAGACGCTGATCAGCATGCAGGCATCGGGCGCGATCACTGAGCGAGGTAAGACCAAGAAGGATAAGAAGTATGAGCTCACCCATCGGTACCCATCCATTGATCAGTCCGAGACCACACACTTCAGCGACTGTGTTGATCAGCTGCTGTGGTACTTCTTCACCATCCACAAGGCAGTGGCACAAGGTGGAGGGATTGCAGTGAGGTGATCCCGTGCTGTGGCGCTCCAGGGCGCGTCATATATCCAGCGCTGTGGGGGCTGACCGCACAGCCACGGGATAG